TGATGGCACGGTTTGGGTCCATACCAGACATAATTCCGTAGCGTACATCTACGCCGTACTCACCCTTGATGTCACGAGATGGTGTGTACTTTAGAACGTAAGGTGTTCCATCATCTGAACCCTTGATAGTCTTTGGAATACCACCAAATACTTTCTCATCTGCTTCAAAGCATACTGAGATAAGTTCTTGGAACATACGAGCAAACTGTGCTTGTGCTGCCTTGATCTGTGTATCAAAGCCAGCCTGTAGCGCTTGCACACCACGGCCTGTTACAACTGATGCGTCAATGTTACCTGAACGAGATTCAGGGTAACGAGCACCAAGACGTAGTTCACGCTCTAGCACGCCAGACTCTGTAAAGACTCCAGGTGGTAGTTCTAGTGGAACACGACGAATACCTTGTGGGTTAGCAGAACGCATAATTGAATCTGGACCAAGTGCCAACTCTTGCACATCCTGTGGAATAGCAATAGGTGCTTGGATAGACTTTTCTGCTGCTTGGATCTGTAATACTGCAAAGCGAGCACGAGCTAGCTGTACAGATAGAACATCATCAAACTGTCCACGTGCTTCTCCGTCAAGAGATGAACGCATTACAACAGATGCCATTGCCTTACCTAAGATGTTAGGTGTGCGTGCTAGAACTAAGTTCTTACGCTCTGGTAAGTACAGTAGGTCTTGGTCCTTGTCGTGGTACTTGACCATTGAGATATAAGGAGAAGATAGAGCGTACTGGTTTTTACCTAGAATCAAATCGTAATACTCTGGGTATTGTGAAGCCAATGTCTCTGCATCGGTAACGATAACCTGAGTAACAGACATAACGCGACCATAACGATCTAACTCTGGGTAGGTACCGAATGGGTTGAGCATACGGATACGAGGGTTGTTATCCTCAAAGTCCATCTCAACCATACCGATACCAAGACCATAGGTGTTATACCAGTCTGCTGCTGTGTACATCTGCAGTTGTAGGTCAGAGTTTGTTACATAAAAGTTTGCAATACGAGTTCTAGTATCGGCAGCTTTCCGTGCTGCATCTGAAACCATATTGGTTGCAGAACAGTTAAAGGATGGCAGTGGTGCCATTGCTTCTGCTAAGTCACGTGCTGCTACGTCAATGAAGTTTGCAACCAGAGGCTTTGGATATTCCTCTGAAAACATTGCAGGGTATACCTTAGAGATATCTCCCTGACGCACCGAGAGCACATCACGCATACGTTGATCTCGCGCTGATGAGCGAGTACGTAAGCGTGCTAGCTTAGCGTCAACTTCTTTGACTGATAACAATGGAATTCCTTACTTCTTCTTTTTGTATAAACCTGGGTACTTCTTGTCAATGGCTTTTTTAGCGCCAGTTTCTGCCTTCTTAACTCCAGATGGTGATACACGATCTTGAAGTGCTTTGACTGCTGCTGGTCCTGTAAGTGGCTTAGACATTAGTTTTTTAGCGCTAGGCTTAGCACCTTGAATCTTAGGCATAGGCTTTTTAACGCCAGTTCCAGTTGAAGGTGTGCGTTGTACAAATCCACGTGGAGGTGCAGGCTTCTTCATATTTGGCATTACTTAGGTGCCTTTCCTGGAAATCCGCCGCCGCCGCCCATACCAAAACCACCGCGCATACCTGCGCCACCACGTGGCTTTACTGGAACCTTCTTTGTAGAAGGCTTCTCTGTGCGTACGCCCTTGCGTACTTTTTCTTCACGATCAATTTGCTTAGCAATGTTTTCTGCTTTGCGATTGCGTGCTTGCGCTTCAGACTTTGTAAGTTTCTTACCAGAAAGTGCTACTAACTTTGTATCTTTTTTAGTATCGGTACGAGCTTCTTTAATAACATTCTGGTACTTAAGTTTGCCTGTACCCTTTTTACGAGGTTCATACATCTTGGCCTCTTGGCCTAAAAACTTTTTAAGTCCAGTAGATGCACCCTTAGCCTGTGTAGACTTGGTACCCTTCTTAACTGTCTTCTCTGCCATTGTTATCTCCTTGTTAGATGAACGTACGATCTTTTTCTGCGAGCAGTTCATCTATGTTGATAACTGTTCGTTTGCCTACCTCGTATCGAGATAGAAAAGGATTCTTCATATGATGGGTCTTGTGCATACTTTGGTTGAGCATCTCGCGTGCTCTGATCTCACAGAACCAAAGTGCCATCACCATATCTGTTTTGCCTTTAGTAGTAGGTGACCACGTAATCAATTGCTCGATTAACGCCTTAACGTTTTCAGTTTGGTCACTAGGTAAATGAATAAGGTTGTCGCGGTGGTGCTTGCCGTCGAACTGCTTTGTGCCGAACAAGGTGGACATAGAAGCAACACCGAAACCGGAGTCCCACTTGTTGGTTCCAGTATGGTGTTCTCGCAGTAGCACACCCCGTGAGGCAAGGTTCTGGCGGATGCCTTCGTCCTGCGTTAAGAAAGATTGAAAAGCATTTTTTTCTACTATCCACTCACTGGGCTGGTACAGGGAAGTCCAGTCAAAGATTAGCTGGCGTATCGCAGCAGGCGTTGGCCTAGTGATCTTAATAGCATCAACGATATAGCGTTTATGTGTAGCCCTATCAACAGCGTAACAAACGACGGCTGTATCACCAACCATAGCGGGATCAAGACCACAAATAAAAGAAAAGCCATTAACATCACGCGGATGGCCTGGGTTACCAGGAACCAAGCGACCTGCTTTACGCATACCATCTATAGAACCTCGCACACATACCGGATCAAAGATGGCATCATCTGAGATATCTTGTTGTTGATATACCAAAGCCCAGGTACTTGCATCCATAGCTTGGCGTTCATTGTAAAGGTTGCGACCATTCCATCTAGGGTAAAGGCCGTCTTCGTTCTTATCAGATTCCATCTGACCATCAAAGGGGGCATCACTTGCTGGCCACAGAGTTTCCCACTTGTCAGGGTCTTCGTGCGTAGTCAAAAGCGCTGGCATAGCCAAGTACTTCCACGGGACCAGTCCACCAGGGTAGCGGTCTTCGTTACGCAGTTCGCGGTATAGGTCCATCGCTGAAACACGCGTACCAATAACTACAAGTTTACCTGTAGGGTTCAAACGTGATCGTACGTCTTGGGTTAACCAGCGGATCTGCTTCTCAAACTCGTTAGCGTTCTTTAAGGTAACAGCGTCATCTACAATAATCATATCTGCACGCTTACCGTAGATCTGACCACCGATACCAATGGCTTCGATGTTTGGATCTTTTTCGCTAGACTCACGTAGCTCGGAACCAAAGGTGACGCGGGTTGCTTGCCACGAGGCTGACTTAGAGTTAAACCCTACGCCAGCAGCGTAAGCCTGTTGGAGTGATTCATACATCGGATGAGTCAGGCGTTGCTTGATGGCGTAGAGAAAGTCGGCAGCTAACTGCTGGGTCTGGGAAACAATCAAAACTCTAAAGTTGGGGTTACGTACTACCTGCCAGGTTACGTAGTCCACCGTGATCGTAATTGACTTGGCGTGGTTGGGCGGAATGTTCAATAAAATTCTATTAGATGCTAGCCCTGGCTCATACTTCATAGAAGGATGTAGCCAACCAGGCTCGCGGCCCTCGATCATATCTACCAGGTTTTGCTGGTGTGGGAAGGTCTTAGAGTGCAGGAACTTCTCGCGGAACTCGGCAAAGGTTAAATCGTGAACATCACCAGAGGCAAAGGACTTGTCCTTCAGGCCTAGCCGTGTTCGGTCAACCTTGTCGCAGAAGACCTTATCGGTACGTCGGTAGTACTCGTAAGTCTTAATGGATTTACCAGCGGAGGCACAAGCCTGCTCGATGGTCATACCCTCTGCTACACAGCCAAGGATGATTCTCTTGGCGATGTCGGCGCTGTTATCGGCCACTGTTTTCCCGTCTCATCTCTTCTACTAGAATTGCCGCCGCGATTTGGCGGCGCATTTCTAAGCGACGGGACTCTCGCTCTGCCTTGTACTGCTTCCAGAATTTTCTACTGGAGGTAGCCTGGAGATATAACTCTTCTTCGGTATAGTTGCGTATCATCGGCGCGGATGCTCATTTCTTTTATACTAGGTTGAGTATGATCTTCCTATTAGAGATAGAGCTATCCCCACTAAAAGTACTGGGCAGTTCGGGCTTAACGCCCGAGCGAGCTACAGCGAAGTGAGGGGTAAGTCAGTACTCGGCCTAGGGGCCTCGCTAGAGGCCAACCAAGGGTCGTAAAACATACTCTCCCCGTTTTACTCCCCTACTATATATAAGGCAGGAAAAGGACTGGATTTCTCGCTTTCCTAATGTGAGTTACATCACAGTACTAAAACCGCAGGTCAGAGGCTAGATCGCAGCTTTCACTTTAGCAAATATTTTTTTCTGCGGTACACAGTACATCCCCCTACGTATTTCAGTAACGGGGGGTGCCCGTTCCCCTGCTGGCAGGGCAGACCCCACCCCCTGCCCTGTGGATAACTGGTCAGACCTGTGGATAAGTATGGGAATCTGCGGAGGGCTGGCTGTACCCTCGGCACCTTTTAACATTCTCTCAGCAGACATTAAACAATGACCTAACAGTTAATAGTTAGACATAAAGACCGGCAATGTCCACCCGCTAAGTTACCCGCTAGTACTAGAACTGATTGAAGATTCAACTACTTATGACCTGTGACCCTGTTACATTCTCAGGAAGTCCCCAGCAAAACGTTATCAAACTGTTACCATTAAATGCTTGTTATCGCTTGACATACGGCATAGTCCCGTATAATCTTCTTTTATCAGGTAAACACCTGAATTAACCTAAGAGGGAGAAACAAGAATGACAAGAAAAGATTACCAGTTAATTGCAGAAGTGTTTGCACACTTCGGGCAGATGATTGAACTAGAAGAGACAATCGGGGCAGACATAGCCCGTAATCTAGCAGACGCATTACAGGCAGACAATCCCCGATTCGATTCTGCCCGATTCCTTACCGCTTGTGGGGTGAAGTAATGAACGACTTCTCACTCCAAGACCTCCGCGACATTCTGAGCGCGGTCGAATCTGACAAGGTAGGAACCCACGGGGACGAGAGAAGTATCCGCCTCGATAAGTTGGACGCGAGGCT